AGGTTTACCAGTGGCTAAAGATGCTGATGAATTAGATGAGTTGATGACTGCGGAAGCCAGGAATAGCAATATTGACACCATATATGATAAGCTAAAGCAAGATTATGACTGTCAATTGAGTGTAAAAGAATACAAGGAACTCATCGATGAACTTCAAGGCTGAAATTATCAGAACATCACAAAGAAAACTAGCCAGTAACGATAATCAATATGAGATAGTGCTAAGAACTGAAAACCCTTTGTTGCTAGACCTTGGCAAACTACCAAGCGACACGTTAGTAAATGTGAGTATAGAGTTAAGCAATGACTGATATAGAACGTGAAGAAAAAAAAGAAAGATTTATAGCATATTTTCGAGATGTTCCTGTACAAAAATACGGTGCTATGTACATTGGAGTAACTGAGCAAACAATCATAAACTGGCTCAAAGAAGATGTTGTGTTTTTTAATCGTGTACAGGAAGCCAGAGCCGATTGGGTTAAAAAGAAAGCCAGTAAAGTAAGGGCTGAATTTGCATTAGAAAGATTAGAGAAAGAAATATGGCAAGAGCAAAAAATTACTAAATTGGAATTAGACGATCCACTAGACAAACTACTAGGTAAGTTCGGTATTGAAGAGGGTGACGATGCTGGAAAAACTGAAGAAGCTTAGAGCAGCACATTTATTAAACGTACATGGCGTTACCTTTTATGAATACCAGAATGTAATATCAGACCGAATTATAGACGCTGTACTTCAGAACATGCGGATTACAGCTAACGCAACAGAAGAAGATATAAAGAAACTAGTTAGACATGAAATACCTATTGAGATTAGTAGACAGGCCGGAAAGACCACCTGTGTCGTTCTTACAGTTGAGTTTATTATGCTGTACTTCCCTAAGATATTTAAACGTAGAATTGACATAGGTATATTTGCACCTCAAATTGAACAGGCTAAAACAGACTTTGATAGATTAAAAGAAGCATTGTTTAGGTCAGCCCCACTATGGAATTTAGGCGACAAAGAAGATAAGGAGTTTAAAGAACAATCCAACTCAAAGACTTTGGTGCTGCCGAATGGTGCAAGTTGTTATATATTCCCTGTGACTAAAACATCTAAGCCTGAATCTAAAACACTAGACTTATGTATATTTGAGGAATCACAAGACTTAGAGGATAAAATAGTTAAGGAGCAAATATGGCCTATGGGAGCTAACACCAATGCACCAAATGTATATATTGGTACAGCAGGTACTCAAATATGTTACTTTTACAGGCTATCCCAAACCAGTAACGCAATAAAACTATACTACGGTGATATAACACCACAAAGAAAAGCCATATATGTTTTAACTAATAACGCTAAACATCTCATATATGAGAATACTGTTAATCAAGAGATTGATAAGCATGGTCGTGACTCAGACGAAATAGCCAGACCGTACTTCGGAAAGTGGTTAATCGGAACAGGGCAGTTCACAACTCAAGAAGAACTAGATCAGCTTTACACAGACAGAAGTCCGGCTTATCGAAACGAAAAGGATTATTGTTTTGCAGGTATTGATGTTGCTAAACACCCAGATAGCACCGTTGTAACCATACTTAGATGGAACGAAGAAAAGCAGGTTAAGGAAGTACTAAACTGGCTAGAACTAAGGGGTGAGAACTATCAAAACCAATTCGATATAATCAAAGACTTTATAAATAACTACAATGTTGTAGCGGTAGGGATAGACAGTACCGGTGTTGGTGATCCTGTAGCGGATATGTTTGTGACCGACACTAAGTTCCAAGATGAGAACTCTGGACTGTATGCAATTAAATTCAGTGCGGTTTCAAAAGATAATATGTATCGTAACCTCAAGCTAAGTATCAAAGGGTTGTTGACGACCTTGCCAAAACAAGATAAAAAACATGGTGAGAAGTTTCGACAGCAGATGTTGGATCTTCAGCAACAATACAACGGGCAATTGCTTAAAGTAAATCATCCCGACAGCCCTGACGCACATGATGACTACCCAGATAGTTGGGCATTAGCAGAATGGGCATACGCTCGGTGGAGTGAAAACAAAGTTAGTATTGCCAGTGTTGCAATATCCCAAGATAAAGAGAGGAATGTTGTCAGAGACAGCAGGGGCAAAGTACAAGATTATTGGCCCGAATAAATTATGAAAATCACACTACCACTCATAGGCGAAATAAAAACAGGCAAAGACGCACAGCAATCAGAAGTCGTTGAAGTTATAAAAGAGATTGAAAAGAAAGCTAAAACCGTAACAGGTGGCTTTTTAGATTTTACTAATAAAGATTTAGTATCTGAGACTCAAGTTAGTTCTAAAGTACTTGAAGCCAACAAGGGCTGGGTATATCGAAACAATGACGTTATTGCTAAAGAAGTAGCTATGATTGAGTTTGAGCTATACAAAGTCCGTACAGTTAGAGATGAAGTTGTCTATGAAGAAATACATAATCACCCTTTACTTGACGCATTAGACAAGTTTAATGAGTTCACTTCTTCTTATGACGGATTTTATACCACTCAGAGCCATCGTAAGCTTGCTGGTGACGCTTTTTGGTACGTTGACCGTACAGGACTGACTATCAATAATATATTCATTCTACCGCCTGATAAGGTCACAATAGATTTAGGCAAAGCCGAGGGTTCACAAAGAATTATTCAATCCTATACTTATAAGGACACGATCAAAGGCGAGCCGATTGAAATAAAATACACACCTGAAGAAATAATCCACTTTAGAGTGCCGGATCCAAAAAACTTTTATCGAGGTAAGAGTGCAGTTATGGCAGCCGCCGAAGCTATTGATACCGACACTATGGCGATAGAAGCCAATAAGAAACTGTTTGAGCGTGGTTTAATCGCTCAGTTAATGCTAACTACCGATAAAAGCCTTACAGATGAACAGCTAAAACAACTACACTCAGAGTTCCGCAATACCTACGGGGGAGTGCAGAACGCTTACAAAGTACCTATATTCGGTGGTGGTATTAAACCCGAGAATGTACAGATGTCTAATAAAGACGCTCAATTCCTAGAGCAACAACAATGGCTTAGGGATAAAATTATGGTTATCTTCGGTAACACTAAAGCAGTTCTAGGTATCACAGAAGATGTAAACAGAGCCAACGCCGAAGCTTCACTGCTTAGTTGGATGAGGTCTACAGTAAGACCGGACATGAAAGGTATTTGCGACACCTTGAATGAGTTTTTAGTACCTCTGTACGGTGATAACTTACTACTTGGATTTAATGATCCTGTACAAGAAGACGAAACAGACCACATAGCAGAAGTTAAAGCACTTAAAGACGCTGATATTATCACTCTTAACGAGGCTAGAGAAGAACTTGGTTATGATCCAGTCAATGGTGGTGATGAGTTTAACTTCCAAAGACCAGTGGCTGTACCGCCAGCACTACGATACGTTAACGGTGGCAAAGTAGTTAGAAAAGCTAAGGCTGAGGCGTATAGATATAAACAATTAAAAGCCGAAGCTAGAAAATTAGCCGAGAAAAAACTTAAAAGCAAAAAGAATAAAGAGTTTGTGCCTAGAATACTCCCTGATAAGTTGCATAATTATACAAAGAGACAACGAGAGATAATAACTACTGCTGAAAAAGTATTTGAAGATAAGGTTATTAGCTTTATCAATCGCATGGTAGATAAGGCGTTAGAGAATATGCCTAATGAAGTTACTGAAATGCAAAAGAAAAGTTTATTCAATGAAGATGAGTTAGTAGTTGAAGCAACACTAGATTTTGAGCCAATACTTACGCAAGTAGCTACACAATCCGGCATAGAAGCTATGAAGTTAGTAGCTAAAGAGCAGGTGTATAGTCCGTTTGATATTCAAAAATCTATTAAAGGTCGTGTAGAAAAGTTTGCTACTTCAATGGTTAAGACTGATAAGGATAAGCTAATAGATATGATTGCCGAGGGAGTACAGGGCGGTAGTTCAATACCTGAAATATCCGGTAACATACGAGCTACATTTGCAGATTTCTCAAAAACTCAGACTGAAAGGATTGTAAGGACTGAGGTATCCTTTACCGCTAGTTCTGCACAAGTAGACGCATGGAAACAATCGGGCGTAGTAGAGGGTAAAGAGTGGATAACTAGCGATCCGTGTCCAGAGTGTGAACCGTATGATGGAAAAGTTGTTGGACTTACCAAAGGATTTTACGGAGAGACTGAGTTTGCTGATGGTGACCCACCATTACATCCTAATTGTAAATGTGATATCGTTCCGGTACTTGATGGTGAGCTATCTTATAACGCTGAACTCAAAGTAAAGAGGTTGGAAGATAAACTTAAAGAGCTAGAACCTAAAGTTGAGCAAGCCGATAAATTAGCTGAAACTGCTAAAGAACTAGATAAAGTCAAAAAGCGTGAAGCAAAACTAAAAATATCAAATAAAAAGCTAGAGCAAGAGGTTAAAGAACTTGAGGGCTTTTTAGATGAATCGTAAGATACAATCTGCAAAAAAAAAGAGAGCAATTCAAGCAGAACAGAAACTGTTGCAAGATACTAATATTGAAGTTAGCCAAAAACTTATAGAATCTACCGAACGGCTGTATGAACTTGTAAACGGTAAAGAAGAATATGATTTTAACAAGCTAGAAAAACAGTTGTCGCTAATAGACAAGCACTTAGACTTGTCTCAATACTTTACGAACTTGGAGAGGTCAATCGAAAAGAACTCACCTCTAACTCACGTTTCTAAAACAAAAATACAGGACTTCTCCAAGTTACTAGAGGCTGTAAAAGAAAACAAACCTATTGAGACTAAGATTGATCTAAACAAATTAGAAAAAGCTGTTGTAAACATTGAGCAGTACATAAAAGAAAACACCGAAAAAAGCGATCAGGGTGCTGAAAAATACCAACCGGTTAGACGTGTAGTAAAAGTAGGCAATAGGTTTATCTTTGACGATAACTTTACAAACGCTGGTGGTGGTGGTGGAAGTAGTGGCGGTCTTACTAATGCTGAACTTCGAGCGTCACCTGTTCCTGTAAGTGCTTCAATAGACACAACTGGATTAGCCACAGCTACCAAACAAGATACCGGTAACACGAGCCTATCCTCAATAGACGGAAAGATAACCGCAGTAAATACAGGAGCAGTCGTAGTTTCTAGCTCGGCATTACCTGCTGGTGCAGCCACTTCAGCCAAACAAGATGCCCTACTAACCGAGTTACAACTTAAAGCTGACCTAACCGAAACCCAACCAGTATCACTAGCCTCTGTACCGAGTCATGCAGTAACAAATGCTGGAACTTTTGCTGTACAGGTAACATCTGCACCGACTACCGCCGTTACAGGTACGTTTTGGCAAGCTACCCAACCTGTATCAGGAACAGTAACCGAAACTAACAGTGCAGCCATCAAAACAGCAGTAGAAACTATCGACAACGCTATCTCTGGTAGTGAAATGCAAGTCGACATAGTAGGTGCTTTACCATCAGGGACAAACGCTATCGGTAAACTATCAGCCAACTCAGGTGTAGATATTGGTGATGTAGATGTAACTTCAATCGCAGCAGGTACTAATGTAATCGGTGGGACTTATCCAACCCCATCAGGTGCATCAGCACAGGCACTATCTAACGACACATCAACAGCTTACGAAGCTTCATCAGTAACTAAAGCTAGTGCAGGAACGGTTTACGGAGTAACAGGGTATAACTCAAAGACTTCAGCCCAATTCTTCCAACTCTTTAATTCGACTACTGTGCCAGCCGATGCTACCGCACCAGTAATAACAATTCGAGTAGCCGCATTATCTAACTTCTCAATGGACTTTGGCGTGTATGGCAGATACTTTTCAACAGGCATAGCATGGTCTAACTCATCAACAGGGGCTACAAAGACAATCGGTAGTGCAGATTGTTACGTGGATGTTAATTACAAATGAGCGACTTAACTATCTCACCAACCCAACAGTCTTACCAGACATTTATATTTAATTCATCTGGTATTCAAGCAGGCAACCGATATAACTCTTGGGCGGATTTAATGACGGCTAAAACAGGTCAAGAAGGCTCAATCATAATCCAATTTGAGCAGAATGAAACCATCCCTGCTGGAGCTTACAACTTAGATTACTGTGCTTTATATGGGAACGGCTTAGCTTATGACTCTGGTGGTATAACTCTGACTTGGCCTACAGGCGTAACTATTACAAGCTGGAAGAACCCTTACATCGACAGTATTAGAATGTACTCTACCTCAAATACTTATATCTGGGACACGGCAGTAGGTTTTAGCTTTAAGGTTACTGTACAGTCTGAAATGTGGGCTACTACAGCACCATTCATTAGAGGTACAGCTTCAGCACAGTACATATTTGTCTTATCTGGTGCAGGGCGATTAAAACAAGCAGGTGCAGAGATATTTGAATGTACAGCAGCAGCTTATGGTGGGATAGTAGTTATAGGTAGAGGGGATAACTCTACCTCAGCTAATAACGTAATAAAATCTACCAACACAATAGTCTACCTACATTTGATTCAAAACACCGTGCTAGACGTATCTACCTTCCCTGGTACACAAACTGGTGCAACACTTTACGATTTATCAGCTAAACAAACTCAGATTAGTGCATTAGGTCGAGAAGCCACGCAAACAATGGCAAACGCCACTTCAATCACCCCTGCAGTTGGTTATGGGATTTGTAGACAAGATAATGCTCAGGCAGCAGGGACTCTTACAGTCAATGCCCCATCTGGCACAGCATTTAATGGGGATAGAATGATACTCAGACTTAAAACTACCAATGCTCAGACTTACGCATTTAACGCAATCTACAGAGGCTCAACAACTACTGCACTCCCTACTACATTAGCAGCAGGTAAAACCGACCATATAGAGTTTGTTTATAACTCAACTGATACTAAGTGGGATTTAATCAACTATAGAGGGGGATTCTAATGGATTTATCAAACATACATCAAGACCATAGAGCACTAGTGCAAAGCATATTATCTGACGAGTACGGAGTGGGTTACACCGACCAACAAAAAGAAGACATCCTAAAGATTTATGAAGCACTAGCCGATATGCCCAAGAAAGACTGGAACAAGCCAGAAACTATAGAAGCTGTACAGCAGGTTGTTGACGAGAATATAAAATAAGGTTTACTAATAGCAGTAAAGGGAAAACATGAACAAACTATATACAAAAGCAGAAATCAAAGAAAAGGATGCAGAAGTTTTTACAGCCGTTGCGTCAAGTGAAGTTGAAGATAGGCAAGGCGAGGTTGTTGTACAAAGTGGTTGGGATTTGAAGAACTTTAAAAAGAATCCAATACTGTTATATATGCACGATCACACTAAACCGATTGGTAAGGCTACTCGTGTTTGGCTAGACAAAGCCACTAACAAATTAATGTTTAAAGGTTTCATATCGGAAGCTACTGAGGAGTTAAGGGGTTATAAACAGTTAATGGCTGACGGTATTCTTAACTCATTTTCTGTTGGCTTTAGACCTACTGAAATGGATGGCAATCAGATTACTAAATCGGAATTATTCGAGATATCTCTTGTATCTGTTCCGGCTAACCCTGAAGCTAGATTGTTAGCTGTTAAAAGTTTAGAGAACGCTGGTTTTGATAGTAAAGTTATAAATAAAGTTATAGGCGAAGAATCAGAAGTTACAGAGTTAAAAGCCGAAGTTGAACAGCTCAAGAAAACACTTGATGAAGTAAAAGAACAAGCTGAAAGTGCGGTAAAGGGGTTGCAATACCTCGCACCGCAAAGGTCGAAGCAGGAAATCGTAAGCAAGAGATTGCAGTTAGGCAAAGTCCTAGCTAAGACTTCGGATCTACTTATAGTAGAATCCCAAAGTCAAAAGACGGTTAACCGTGCAAAACTAATAAAGAGAACTAGTGAAAAGCTAATCTCGGAACTTAAAGGAGACTTATAAATGGGTCTATTAAAAGAACTAAGAGAAAAGCAAGCAGCAGGTACTATTACTGATGAGGAAGTTAAGCAACTTCAAGCAATCGAAGCCGATATAAAGGCTGAGGGTGATGACTCTGATGACGAAAAAGCAATCGAAGATTTAGCTACTAAATTGGCCGACAAAGCCAATAGCCAAGTCGATGAAAAACTTACTCGTATGGAAGAAATCATCAAAGGTTTAGAGTCTAAGCCAGAAGTAAAAGTTACCAAATCAGGTAGCGACAAGATGATTGTTGACGCTGAGATGGGTGAAGTATCTGTCAAAAAACTAGAAGAAACCAAAGTTGAAATTGCAGACCGCAAACAGCGTGGAAAACAAAACACGATGATTAGTAAGAAGTCTATCCACTTCGTACAGGCTATGCTTCAGCAAGACCGCCAAAAACTTCAGATACTCGTTGAGGGTACTGCTGCAAGTGGTGGATACCTTGTTCCTGAAGAATTTGCCAATATGATTGTTGAAGATAGGCGTGATGCTACCATCATGCGTCAACTAGCTACGGTTATACCTGTATCTACTGACACTTTCCACCTACCAACTCTAGCAAGCCGTCCTAAGACATTCTGGCGTTCAGAGGCAGCAGTAAAGAACACATCTACTGCTCAATTTGGCGAGATTGTTTTGACACCTTACTCACTTGCCTCAATCGTACCCCTTTCTAACGAATTGGTTGCGGATGCAAGCCTGGGAACTGGTGGTTCTATCGTAAGCATGATTGCTGGCCTTATGGGTACAGCTCTTGCTGAAGAAGAAGATAAAGCTTTCTGGACTGGTAACGGTTCAGGCAAACCAACTGGTATCGACAACTACTCATTCACCACTCTAACCGCAGGATTAACAGATGTCTCACGAGCAGACACTATAATCCAGGCACTTTACAAGTTGCCACAAGGTTACAGAGGAAATGCTGTTGTTGTTGCTAACAAGAACACTTGGGCGAAAGTTGCTACCCTTAAAGATAGCAATAACCAATACCTACTTACAGGTTTGGCTAACAGTCCATCGCCTGTTCTACGAGGCCGTCCTATTTACGAACAGAACGACATCGGAGACGGTAAAATGTTCATTGGTGACTTCAGAGACTACTACATCGCTGACCGACAAGGCGTGACTGTTGATATTTCAACAGAAGCCACAGTTGGCGGTTCATCTGCGTTTGAGAAAAACCTTACTTTTGTAAGGGTTGAATCTCGTGTAGATGGTGAACTTGCATTGACTAACGGCATTGTCGAAGTCGCAGGTTTGGGAACAGTCTAGCTTGTTAATCACGCACTAAAAGCGTGTAAGTGTCGCTGGCATACTTGAGTGGTAAGCCCACAGCCAGCACTAGGATATTATGGTACGAATTAAAATAATCAAACCACATAAACAATATAAAGTAGGTGAAACAGTCTATGTTACTCCCAATGAAGCCCACGATCTAATAGACAAAGGGTTTGGGGAAAAAACTAAGGACATGACCTCTACGGATTATAGGACAGCAAATGGCCGATCTACTCAGCTACGCATTAACCGATCTAGCAAGCGTTAAAGAATCGCTAGGCATTGACGCTGGCGATACTAGCAAAGACAACATTATTAAACGCAAGATAAATCAGGCTACTTTATTTATTGAAAACTATTGCTCACTATCTCGTGACCACCATTTCAAATCTACTACTTATACAAACGAGCAATATGACGGAGTAGGCAAAAATACTATCGTACTTAAAATGCGACCCATTATTACATTAAGCTCTTTTCAAGGACGCAGTGCAGTCACCTCTGACGGTGGATTTACAGATATTGAAAGCGAGTTATACTTTACGGACTTATCATCAGGTGTATTAGAACTACTATTTACTACTAGACAAAGTTGGAATATGTATCAGGTTACTTATACCGCAGGATACACAACTATCCCGGCTGATTTAGCTGAGGCTTGCGTTACCCTAGCCTGTTACTATGTTGAAAACTCCGCTTCAGGTACTGCGGTTAAGAAGAAACAAGAGGGGTCAAGGTCAATAGAGTATTTCCAGGCAGGTGCAAGTGCTTCAGGGGATTCTTTAATAGACCAGTTAGGACTTGATGATTTACTTAGCCGATATAAACAGTACAACCTGAGCGATACACTATGACAATTTACTTTCAAAATTCCACGTTTGAGATATTTAGAAAGCGTAGAATAGGCGTTACCAATCGTTATAGTATGAGTGCCACGTTGACTGCTTATGTGGCTGATATACAGCCTGAGGGCAACCCAGAGCGTGTAGGTATGGACGCTTCTAGGTACGGTACGGTTTGGACTGCGTTTGTTGATACTTCTGTCGATATTCGAGAGGGTGACGAAATACATATTATTGATACTGATAAAGTTTACTCTGTTAAGGGTGTTATTGAATACGCCAGTGCCGGACTTTTAGATCATAAAGAACTTACATTGGTTAGTCAGGACGGTCAGATATGAATGTTCAAATAGAGATTAAGAATGCCCAACAGATTAAATCAGCTTTTAGAATGTCACCATACATAATGACTAAAAATCTAAGCCAAGCAATTAAGCGTGTTAGTTATAAAGTGCAAGGTCAATCGCAAAAGATAACACCAGTTAAAACCGGATTTTTGAGACGCTCGCACCGTACAGATTTTCAAGGGCCATTAAGAGCCACTATCCAGCCAACGGCTGATTATGCCTATTTTGTGCATGAGGGTACTAGATTTATGAAAGGTAGACCGTTCTTAGCTGATGCTGTAGAAATAACGCAAGGCTTTACTGACACCGAATTTGAAAAAGCCGTTCAAGATACATTAGATACGATTGGAGCCAGAATATGAGTATTTATTCAGCAATGACCGAGATTAAAAAGCAGATTATAGGCAAAATACAATCGCTTGATTCAGTACAAAAGGTGTATCCGGCTGAAGTGCCTAATCCAACAGGCTGGCCATGTGTATTTGTAACGGCTGCTGACTTACAGGGTGAGTTTAGTTCTAACGCTGAAAACTCTAGAATATATGCTTATGACGTAACAGTGTTATTTTCTGAGGGGCAAAACTTTAGACCTGAAAGTGAATATGACCGTCTTGACTATAGTGAGCAAGTAGTTGGCGAGGTTGTTGACGAAATAATAAATGCAGTCGATACTGACTTTGAGCTAGATAGCTTGCCAAATGACACGACAGTGTTATTCGTAAACGCAGCAGATTGTATCTGGGGTCGTTACCAATACGAGGGCGGTATAGCTAAAGCGGCACAAGTAACATTAAGGGTATATACGGAAGTAACCGTAGTCTAAGGAGAAAATAAATATGACAAAGTTTGCCGGTAGACGAGGAAGCCTTGCACTAGCAATAGAAGATTCGAGAGGAGTACCACCAACTTCTTCTTCTGATTACTTCTGGGTGCCATTCGCTACTATGAGTTTTAAAGATACTGTTGAAGAAGCTAGAGAAGATCAGGGCATGGGCAAGATTGCCGATGGTGACTCTAAATATGTGGTTATGAAGTTTGGAGAGGGTGAAGTCGAAGCACAGCTATATGACAAAGCTTTAGGAGTTATTTTAACCGGAGTACTTGGTGCAATACCTACACCATCTGGTGGTAACCCATACACGCATACTTATACTTTAGCTAATACTAACCAACATCAGAGTGTTTCACTTTATTGGAGCGATCCTGACAGAAGCGATATGTACAAACTTGGAATGGTTGATAGTTTTCAAGTTAGTGTCGAACCTAACGGAATAGTAAACTATACAATCGGGTTTAAATCTAAAACTGCCGATGAATGGACAAGCATTACTCCTGTATTTACTTCACTT